TGTGATACTGTCCCACTTGGTTTGACACATGTGATAGCAGTGCTTTGGGGTATTCCAAAGATTGTTGACCACTCTCTGTTTGTTTCGACTGCAACTTCTCTGAGTGCTGTGAGGGTTTTTTCAAGCCCATGTTTCCTCCCATTTGTTAATTCATTATCCATAATACCTGTAAGGCTAACTCCCAAGAGTCTTTCCTCTTCAGTATTCTTCTGCCATATCTTTCGCAAGTATGGAAACTTAGTGAGTGTAGCCTGTGCTGTGCCAAGTATAGTGGCAAGCATGACCTTCCTCTTCAAATCTTCAAACCTATCTTTCTCTCGTATCACAACCTCTGTAAGATTGCAGAACTGATAAGGTCTAAGAATGATTTCACTGCAAGGATTACAACCAAACTCATGATCAGCATCTCTTCTGCCAAACTTCTTTGCTTGTTCCTTTGCAGATATTCTATTAAATATACCACGCTCACCTGACTTAGACTCAACAAGAGATGTCCACTCTCGTAAGAATGTTTCTCCATCAGGCTTGTCAGTGTATACAACAGAGTTATTTGATAGAGCCATCTGTGGTGCTGTCTCCCACCATTTACCAGACTTGGCATGTCTCATGCGTCCATCAGATAGATTAGACAAGCTAATCATGGCTGATCTACGTACACCACCAGACACTACAACTTCTCCAACCTTGCACATAAGATTGTGACAGTCATAACTAGACAGTTTACGACCTGCATTCTGTCGGAACAAAGCAACAGTAAAGCTAAATAAATCAATTAGAGGTGCAGGACCACTAGCCCTACCACCAAATACTTTGAGTCTAGCACCTGCAGGTCTTACATTTGACATATCCCACATAGGAACTTCGCCCATATATAAATGTCCTATAAGCTTGCGTAAGGCTCTTGCCCATCCTTCCTTGCTATCTTGTACTTTTATTATAGTGTCAACATGATCTAAGCTTTGTGGAATTTCTGGTAACTGTGATACATATTGTCTTTCAACAGAAAAACCTACACCTGTGCCACATAATAGTATATACATAGCTTCATCAAAGGCTTTTGGATCATCGACAGGCAGATAACTACAGTTATACCCTGCTGTATTATCTCTCTCAAGTGCAGAACCTGCAGTCATCAAGGCTCTCATAGAGGGCATAACTTCTAAGTTAGTTATAGCATCAATAATCTGTTGTTTAGGTAAGTGTCCTTTAACTTTCTCAGTAATGTAGTCTACATATCTTTGCACAGTTTCTTCCCATGTTTCTCTTCTGTTCTCTTCATCAATCCATCTAGCGTATCTAGATATTGCAATAAATTTTTGATAATCATTCATATTAATCCTCCAATGTTATTCGAATGTGTTTCACTTTTAGTCCATCAATATCGTAGATAAACTCTTCTAAGGCTTGTTGTATCTCTTCACTAGGATCACCGTCAGCAGGAACAGGGTACTCGTCTTTGTCTAGATCAAGAGTGAGATATACTTTAACAACCATCACTCAACTCTATACCAAAAGAAGTAAATAAATCTGGTGAAGGTTTTTCACCTTTTTTTACTGCTATTAATTTATTTAGATACCATTGTGCTTTCTCTAAGTCTTGCACACCATTCTTGTATCGGTATCTCCAAAGATACTTAATAATATTACCCTGCAGATAATACTCAAAGCCTTCTCCTGTAGCTGACTGAATAGCTTCAATGCATTCTACACCGTATTTGTTATAATGTGGTGGACTATTTACCATATCTTTATCCTTACAATCTATATCCCATTTTGCCATACTATGCACTCCCATTTAGTTTTTCTTTCATTGCTTTGAAGTCTACCTTAATTACATTGCCTTGTCTACCAGTAATTGCAACTAATGGTTTACCTCTTGGTGCTTCCATCTCTGATCTAGCAATCTCATATACTTTCTTAGCATGATCTGCATCAGATCTAAGTAGGTCAATACTTATGAGAGTCATACGAGCAAAGAACATTATATCATTATAATCTCTATCTGATAGAGGATTAATGGGTGAATCTATAACTTGTAAATTCACATCACCTGTCCAATTATTCTGGTGATCTAGTATAGGTTGCATTCTTATTATAATATCTTGATCATCTAATTTAAAATGTAAATCTTTAAATCCGTCTTGTGTCATTTAAAACTCCTTATAATCTTTTTCCTTGGAAACTCTATGAGTTCAGGAAGTGGTTTCTTCTTACGTTCTTTAAGCCAAGGCTCTGGTATAACTCTGTCATGATACAAGAACTTGTTCTTCTCACACCAATCTCCATAGCTAGTTTTAGAACCTTTCTTAATCTTTCTTTTACTACTTGTAAACACAAAACGTATGTCTAACTTGGGGTGCTGTTTCTTAATACATATGTGTTTTCTTCTGTCTTCTACGGTGAAGAGTCCTTTTGTTTCTATTATAATACCATTAGGTAGCACAAAGTCAGGTGTGTAATGTCTGTAAGCCAAGTCTTCCCATTCTATCTTGATGCCCTCGTAAATATATTTTACTTTTAGTTCATCAAGAAACTCTGAAAGCTTAACCTCAAGTCCACTACGATAGCCTAACTTACGTGCTACCTTGTACTGTTTAGAAGTGTATAACACCTACCACCAAACAGAGTACGTCTTTGATAGAGGAACATGCCTGTCACCATACAAAGCTTTTGCTTCTGCTATGTAAGCTTCTTTTGCAGCATTGTAGGCAGCATATTTCTTATCAT